GTTGACCATGTTACACGTTTGATATTTGCAGAGTTAATGGTTTCGTTTGCGTTGGCAGACAAATCTGCTAATGCAATTGTAGCTGCGCCAGCATCAACAACTCTAATAATTGATGTTGAGCGTTGTGTGTTGATTATTTCATATGCCATTTTATCTTAGTCCTATTGATGAACGTCTACGCATACTCATTTTTCTTTTCACTAATGTGCGGCGCAGTTTTGCTCTTCTAGTTGTTTTCCAAGACCTTTTTAACAGTCTTGCTTTTCTTAATCTTACTGTTGCAGGTATACGTTTAACTGTGTTACCTGAAATTCTATAACCTTTAATACCAGAACGCTTAACATTCTTTTGAACAACAATACGCCCCTTGGCATTTCTTCTAACTCTGCGGCGAATCTTTTGAATTCTACCTTGTTTGATAATGTTTGTGTTGCGTTTAGCTTCATCCAAAACTTTTTCAAACATATCTTCTGCAACATAACGCTTTGCTTCTGCAAGACGTTTTGCTACTACTTCATTTAAATGTGCAAAGAGTTTATCTTTTGCCTCATCTAACTTATTTTCAATTAGTGAATTTAAAAAACTCATTTTGCATGCTTGAAAGCAAAGTCAGATGCTTTCGTAAAATGTTCTGGAGACTTGTGTACTAAATCTGCAAACTTTTTCTTGTTATCATCATTTAATGCTTTGTGTACTTGCGTCAATGCAGATGCGGTAAAGTGGTCAACCTTACGTGTATGACCAGATGCAAACTTAACCGACTGTGCTTGTTTGTCATTTACTATCTTATGTAGGGTATCCATTACCGCTTCGGTAATTTCAGATTCTTCATCCATACGTCCATTTGATGCAAGTCTTACTTTGCGTCTTTGTGCGGCAAATTCTGCACCTTGTGGTAGTTTCTTTTTAGTCTGAGCATCATCCCAAGCTTTATCAGTTTTTACATTGTGTTCTTTATTACCAGGACCAATATCAGCAACACGGGTACCAATTGGTTTGTTGTGTTTTATAATTACAACACCTTCTGCTTGAATTGCAGCAACTTCTATTGGACTATCATATGGTACAGAGAAGTATTTGTTTAATTGTTTGTTATGATATAAGGCAATTTTTGTTCCATCTGGATACAGACGAATTGCTTTTCTCTTTAATAACAAAACATATGGAGGTGTTGGGCCTGGATTAGATTCATCTAACTGCTCAACATCAACAAAATCTTCATCTTCTTTAACAGCACGGCGTGCCTGCATGTTGATTGATTTGTTATTAGAAATCAAATCTACCATCTTGTTAAAGAGGTTTTGAATAATCATTCTATCTGCATTGTTGAATGTTGGTTTTTCTTCACCCATCTTTTCTAAGATTTTGTGAATACGCTGAATCTGTGCCTTATTGGCAAGACCAGCACGAACCAAAGCATCAAACTTAGAGTAGTCTGCTTTTTCTTCTTCAACAATAGATTTAAATTCTAATAGAGATTTCATTCTTCTTCTGTTGCAACTTCTTCGTTACTACCGTTAAAAATGTTTTGTGCAAGTTCAATTTTACGACCTTCTAGTGCTTCAAAAGCACGAGCAGAAAGCATATCGTTTAAGATATCTTTAGCAGACGCCGCATTACCTGCGGCTAGTTCGTCAATGAATTCTGATGTTGACATAGTGTAATTTCCTTTTTAGATTATTTCTTATTTAGTCGAGATGAATATTTTTCCACATCTGCGTCTAATTGAGGAGTTTGTGATTCATTTGAAGATTCATCTTGTGTATTGTCTACAGGGGGATTTGCTTCTGCATCAGCTTGTTGTTGCTGTTGCATTTCTGGTGGCATTGTTGGTCCGCCAGTTCCTGCTGCTTCTTCTTTTGCAATTTGTTTTTTCATTTCGGCAATTAATTCTTTGTCCATTTGAAGTACATTCTTTTGAACCCATTCCATAGAGTAGTATCTACCGATATATGGGTCAACAGTTTGCAACACACTTAATCTTTCACGGAGGATTTCAGCATCACGCATTTCGGTGAAGTTGTTATCCTTCATGTAGTTGTAGTAAATGTCTTCTCTGAATTCGTCCCATTCTTCTAAAGTACAAATGCCTTTTAAGACTAATTGTGTTTTTAATGCATGGTCAAAAATTTGAGAAAACTTGTTACGCAATCTAACAATAAACTTTGTAAATTTAACTTCATCTCTTGTGACTTCAGTTGTACGACCAACACCAATCATACCACCTTGTTGTGGTTCTAAACGGCTAATAGGCACGTTCAATGATTGTAATAGTTTTTGTCTGAAGTACTTAACGTCTTCTAACTCACCAAGGTTTTGACCAGCAGGCAGTGTTGTAATCTCTGTACCTTTACCACCCTCACGGCGTGGCAACCAGAAGTCTTCTAACATAGACATGTGTTTGCGGTCATCACGCAATTCACCAGTACTTGCATCATACACCATTTTGTTACGATACTTAATCATAACATCACGGAGATATTGTTCTGCTTTACCTTTTGGTAAGTTACCAACGTCAATATAAAAAATACGGCGTTCAGGTGCTCTTGAGATACGATAGATAACAACCGCATCTTCAATCATACGCAACTGATTCAGTGGCTTGATTGCTTTGTGTAGATATGAAATGACGAATGTGTTTTTTGCATCCATCAAACCAGAGTTTACATTAATGATTGACTCTGGTGCAATTCTTAGACCTGCATTAACACTACTTGTATATGCCTGAGTTACTGTGCCTTTATCATTGTAAACATAGTATTCGGCAATAGAAGCAATAACTTGAGCACCAGTTTTTGGGTCTCTGTCTTTTTTGATTTCACGGACCTTACGAATCTTACGTGGGTCAATGTATCTTAATTCTTGTATACCTTCTTTTGGTTTTGTTTCATCAACAACAATATGATAGTAAATTCTACCATCAATATACCATCTCTTAAAAAGGTCATCTGATAAATTACCGAAGTTTAACAATTTTAAAATTGTATCGAATTCTTCAATAATTTTTTTCTTAATTGTTTCTGGTTGTTTGAGATTATCTAAGACAATATCAACTGTTTTACCAGACACATCATGTGTAATAGCTTCATTGACAATATCATCAATTGCCATCTCTAACTCTGGATGATTAGCCATTTCACGATAACGTGTAACAAGTTCTATTTCGTTACGAACAGAACCTTCTAGGTCAACGTATGTGCCATAGTGTGCATTTTGCGTGATGGTAATAGCACCATCATCCATTGCTTCGGTTGGTAAGGCGAACGAAGGCTGTTCAGGTGCTTGAACCTGAACTATGTCCTTTTTGCCGAGTGTAAAGCCAAACAGCTTAACTGCCATAAATTATCATCCTATAAAAAAATGAGAAAGGCCGAAGCCCTTCTCTTTATACCACATTATCGTCAGCTGATTCCCACCATTGATAGGCGAGTGTGACGCTAAATTCTTCAATAGTATCGTTAGAACCCCAATCAACATCAATAGGAGTAACATCTGTTGGGAATAATCCAACAAACTTATACTTCTTCAATGTGTTGCCTTGTTTACCAAATTGTGTTACTGAGCCATCGACTGAGTAACCTAATGGTGCAAGTGCAGCTGGGTTACGCACGTTAAGATTGTGACTATTGATACCGTTCATCCATCTTTCGAAGGCATTACGGATAACAAAATCTTCATCATTAATAACTGTAATTGTCCAGTCAGCAAAAGTTCTGTTACCGACAAATTTTAACTCACGACCAAAGTATTGTGTTGTCACAACACCAAGTGTTGAACCTGGTAGTTGTGCAGTCTTACACATGAACGTAAGTTTTGTTTGAGCATTTCCCGGCGCAGAGAACGCAGGGAACGGCATAGAGATTTCAAATAGATTAGGACGGGCACCGTCCCCTGTCATTTGAGCTCTAAAATCATTTACATTAAATGCCATTTTTTTCTCCTGTTTTCTTTATTTATTAGAACTTACCAACCACTTCGCTGAATGATACGCCAGTGCGTACAGCAACAAAGTTAAGTTGGATGAAGTTGATTGAACGAGCAGGTTTGATATAAATGTCACCAATAAACTGGTTAGAATCAATAACTTGTCCAGTGTTATTTGTTTCGTCACAAACAACTCTGAAGTCAGTGATACCACGGCGACCTTGTACGTCACGCAAGAATGGTTCTACTAGTGCAACAAATTGTGCTCTTGTGAATTGGTCATTGAATTCAAACAATGAATATCTTGCAGCCTTAGCAATTGCTTTTTCAAGTACAATGAACAAACGGCGTACATTGATACGGTCAAATGCAGATGGTTTAGACAACAATGTTTTGTCACCGAATAGAACTGTGCCTTCACCTTGGAAGGATACAATTGGGTTTACACCAACTGTGTACAGACTATCACGATTTGTTTTTGTAGGATTCCATGCAAGTTTGATAACATTCTTGATAACACCACGATTCAAACCACCAGGAGAGAACCATGGATCACGGTCGTTATCTGTACGAGCACATAAGCCTGCAACGTCACCATTTAATGGTACCCAACGGTATACATCGTTATACTTGTCGTACTGATATTTCCAGTTAGAATCAAGGAACGCATATGAAGATGAAGTCAATGAATTACGTAGAGTTGTAATAGAAGTAACTTCAGAACCTGCATTGTTAACAACATCTGATTTACCTGGAGAAGCAAACACTACGCAATCTTTACGTGTTTCTGCTTTACCAATTAAAGAAGTAATTAATGTTGCGTTTGATGGTCCAGAGATAATCAATGAAATGTCAACTGAATCAGATGGATCAAAAAAGTCATATGCAGTAGATACGTTTGCAGTAACTATGTTACCATCAGCACCACCAGATAGTGATGATGTTGTATTAGCAATCAATAACTTGAATGTATTTGCAGTCGCAGCAGAGCCCCAAGGCAAGTTGCCTGATACGTTTGCAGATGCTGGGTGTGACAACCAACGAATGTATTTTGAATTAGATACAATAACATTTCTATAGTAACTTGAATTACCAGAATCATCTTTTGCATCAGATGCTTTAGATACAAATGGGAATTTTTCTAAAACTGTTCCTCTTGAACCTGAAAAATAACCGTCTTCGTCTACAACGATAATGTGAACTTCATCATTAGCAGCACCTCTTGATGATGCATAAGTTGATGTGCCTGGTGCGGCTGTAAATTGTGTTGAATATGTCCAACTTGTATAAGTGTTTGCATCTGCCATAGAAACTCTTATTGAGTTACCAATGTCACCTGCGTGACGAGCTGCAAAACCACCGTAAGAACCATCGGCATAACCGGTATGATTTGCTAACCAGTCATCGTTATTCTTAATTAGAATAGTTGTACCGTTAGCAGTAGCGTTGAATGTTGATGCAGTATTAGCCGCACGAACAATTTTTAGATTAGAAGTATATGCTAGGAAGTTAGAAGCAGAGAACCAATATTCATAATTAGTTGAGTTAGGCTTACCAAAAGTATCAGCAAGACGAACTTCGTCAGAGATTGTAGTAATTTCACCGATTGGACCCCACGCAAACGGCCCGGCAAATGCGCCAATTGATGTGGCGACTGAAGGGACAATTGTAGTCAGGTCGATTTCTGATACGTTTACCCCAGGTGAGAGCTGAAATGCCATTGGACTTCTCCTTTAGTTGTGAGTTAATTTTTTCTTGTATTGTCTATTTAGTTTTTTAGAAAGTTGCGGAAGATGTATATCCCTTTTCAGTCCAAACATCCCCATTTCTACTATCAATGGTAATTTCTTCTTTTAACCCATCGTCAAATATACCAACTGGCGCTAAATCTTCGTCAACTAACATATTCTGTTCTGCCAACATCAATTTACGAATGTCTATATTTGTACTGTCTTTAAAGAATGTTTGAGCTGTCAACCATGCAAAAATAACCAGACCCATTACCAAGTCATCATTATTACCCTCTTCCGCAGCATAACTGTCACGGACTCGGACAAAAGTATTCATTTCAGCAATAGTATCAAAGTCATTTACAATCAGTTTGTCGTTTTCAACTAATGTTTTTAAGTTGGCACAACCAATTTTTTTAACTGACTTTGTTGTTTTGATACCAAAAGCTGCAGCTCTTTTGAACCCGCCAGAGATACTTTGACCCTTAATGTGATGGTGTTCTAGTTTATAAATGTTTTCGTATTCTAAATCATAGTGTAAAATATCAACCACTTGTTGGCCAATATTATTTGTCTCAATCAAAGCATATGCTTCATTGTATTTCTTTGCAATCGAATAGATTACAGTCGGGAAAAACAACAAAGGTAGTTTATTATTACGATATTTAGCGACTTGTCTGTATGGTGTTTGAGATACATCCAACACATTAATGGTTGAATAGTCTTGCTCGACACCCTCAGCACAGTCTACCGTAGCAATATAGAGATGGTCTTTAATAGGTTCTTCATATATATCTAATCCCTCAATTGAAGAAATTGGATTATGGAATGCCAAACTACGCAGTTTAGCACCAGATATCAATGTTGCCGATGACCCAATAAATTCAGTTTCAAACTCTTGTCTGAATTGTTCTTCAGAAGTGTTTCGTATCGTTTCTTCTTTCCAAGCCGCATCACGACCTGGTACTTGCGACCAATGCACCTCAAGTGATTTGTAAGTAGAACGACCTTCTATTGCATCCACCCACATCTTATAAAAGTGATTCAATCCATATGGCGTTGAAACGATAATAACTTTTGAAGTTTTACCAGATGAAATAACAGGATATGTTGACGTAAAGAATTCATCTGCCATGTTCTTTGGAACGAAAGCAAATTCATCAAGGAAAATTAAGTTGTATGTACCACCACGAACACCAGAGGCTGATGTTGCAAACGCAGCAATCTTTGACTTGTTTTCTAACTCAATATTACCTTTGTTCCAAGTAATGATACCTTGTTGTAACCACAATGGTAAATATTCATATGCGTATTGAATACGACCTAAAATTTCACGAGCAAGAGAACCCTTATTCGCAAGAATAGCAATGCTGTAATCATCCTGGAACAGTACAGACCAAAGCATAAAACCGACAGTCGTAGTTGTTTTACCAACCTGTCGAGGCATCTTTGCGATACAGAAACGATTTTCGTGAAACGTGTGTACCATTTCTTCTTGGAATGGCCACATTTCAAATGGTATAATACCCCTATCTACGTTAACAATCTTAACATAAGTCTTGATAAAGTAAACAGGGTCTTCAGTGCATTTTATAATTTCGGCAACTTGCTCTTCAGTGTAGGATAATTCTACACCTGTTCTTTTCAAATTTGCATTGCCAAGGTATCCACCAGCATCCATAATTACTTAACGATACTTCTTAACATCCATGCTTTCTTCTGGTGAGCACCAAGAAGGTCTTGTAAGAAATTTGATACCGCAGGTTCGTTTGCGTTTTCTGCGGCTGCGATACCTGCACGGAGATGAATAATAAATCTGTCGTTATCTGTCTTTAATTGGGATATCATACTAAGAGCTGTTGGAACACTAATTGATTCTTCAATGTCTGCCAATTCTAAAAATCGTGCCATTGAACCTGGAACATAAACATCTAACTGGCGAAGTTTTTCTGCAATGTCGTCTGTTTGTGCCCACACATCATTATAGAACCCATTAAGGAAAGAATGATATTGAGGAAAATTAGAACCCTCAATGTTCCAATGAAAATTGTGTGACTTCAAATACAATGCAAAGTTTGTACCTAAAATTACTTTAAGTTGTTGAATAAGTTGTTCCATAGTAATCCTATTTATTATTCTTTAAAAATTTAACCAGTTCAGTTGTTGACCCAACAAATACAGCCTTATCTATATTCGTGGTCGAATTGTTTTTTACTTGAGTTGGATCCAAATCTTTTTTACGTTTTTGAATTTCTAACAAGTCTTTGTTTAAGTCTGCTAAGTTTTTAATTAACCCAGCGGCAACTTCATATGCTCTTGGATGCTCTGATGCATTGGCAACTAAAAGTAAATTGTCAATTGCACTATTACCTTTTGCAATTAATTCCCGAATGTTTGTTCGTGCAAATTCGGCATCATCTTCAACAGGAGTTTTTACTTCAACAACTTCTGTTGTTTCATAGTTGATTGGTTCAACATCTAAAATGTCAGATAATTTTTCATTCAATTTGTTCATATATTAGGCCATCTTGTACTTGATTCTGCAAATCCAAATTCATCATCTGGTAATGCATTAGAAGGATTAGGGGTTGCTTTTACTAAACTTCCTTCTAATGGATTAACTTTTAATCCTGTAACAGTGTATGTTGCATTAGTGTAATCACCCTTAACAACATCACCAACTTCAAGTAAATGATTCAAACTATTGACAGTCAATATACCAGTATTTGAATTACTAAAATATTCAACTTGACCGATTACACCTCTATTGTCAACTCTAATTGATTCACTATCAGCAAAATAATTTTTACCATTTGCGTAATCAACATATACTGTTTGTTCAAGTCTATTTTGAGAATCAATAAACATAGATGTATTTGCTTGACGAATAATTTTACCAGATTTAACTGGTGGCCAGATATGTCCTTTTGCGGTAAACTGTAAGTTCCAAATAATCAATCTGGTGTTCATTAGTTCACCCTCATAATCCACTTCATTTGAAACTGAATTCAAAATGATTGGCATGTCATATTTTGGTTCCATATCAGGAATAAAATCTACAGTCACACTAAAATCTGGTGTGAAGAATGGTAGAATCTGTTCTAAGATTTGTGTGCCGTCTTCTGTGTTTCTTACATAGATTGATAATGAAAAATCAAAATTGTAAGGCACAGGAACATATTGTGTTTTTATACTTGTAGAATCTGTAGCAGCAAAATTACGCATCGTTGATGGCAATTTTCTACTTGAATCATAACTCATACCTGTCATCTCAAACGAGATTCTAGGAACAGATGTTGCGATTGATTTAGTTAGTGTTGGGTCAGAAGTTAATCTTACCAAGTATTTTTCTTTTGCGCCCCATGTCAATGGAACTTTAAAAGTTTCTTTTGCATGTAAACCATCCGCAGTATATCGTACAATGAAAATATCATTGAATATTGTACCAAATGCAACAACAATTTTTCGTATTGTTCTGTTATAGAAGTGGTCATTATTTAACATTAATTAGCCTCACCGAATGGATTGTGTTCTGTGAAGTCAATAATCAAATCAGCTTCAGATTGAATTCTGGAGTTATCTACGATATCTTCAAACGCATCATTTTCATGGTATGCGGTATTAGCAACACCAAATGAAGTCCAAGATGCACCGCTTGTTGCGCCATGGACAATAGTATTATTGGCATATGTGCCTTGTGTGAGAACCACGTCCAACTGTCTGTTGTTGGCTGTCCATGAATGTACTACAGCTTGGAAAGTTGAATTTGCCAGACTTGTGCCTTGATACACATATTCATCCATAACATATGCACCAGTACCACCGGCTGCCATAGTAAGGTGTGTTCTCTTGTATGCATCTCTAATCTGACCATCAATTTCTTCAATGCCAGTATGAATAACTTCTTCTGAGAATACATATTGCTTGCACTTCAATGCAAATACATATACGTTGTTTCCACGACCACGGCCTAATGTATAAAACATTGCCTGGTCATTCTCATGTTCAACAGAAGTAATTTCAAAAAAGTTTTGAACCAATGGAATGTAAATTAAATCACCTTCTCTTGGTCTAAAAAGATTTGATGCAGCTGTTACATATTTAAATCTGCGGCGTGATACTAATAAAGTGAGCTCATCTCTAATCTCTAAACCAAATTTAGAAATGAATTCACCTTCACCATCCATACCTGTGACATTTTCAAGATACATTTCAAGCGAATATGCTTTTGTATATGTCTTTAATGTATCTTCACCATATAGGTAATCTACTGAGTCACGGCTTTCCCTTGGCATGTAATACAAATCCATTCCATGAATTTGCATAGCCTCAATAACCAAATCTTCAACCAGTAATTGCTCACTGGTAATTTGGTTAACTGGAAAATTATTAAAGTAAAAATTGGTACTCATTATTAACCAGTAAATATTTCAGACGGCAAACTACTCATGTTGTATATTTCTTCTTCCATCTTATTTAATTCATCCATTGCTTCTTGCATGATTCGTGGACCATCTAACGTCACGCCACCAGGCATTTGAATACCAGCAAACTTAGAAAGATTTGAACCCCATTGATATTTAATTTTTGCAGTTGCATATCTCTTTAAAAAGATATCATCCCAAACATCAGAGATGCCAACTTTAGTCATAGTGACATTTGTAATATTAGATGTTAATGGTTTTGAAAGTATGATGGTTGTTGGATTAACAATCTTACGAACTTGAACTTCTTGGCCATCTGATAGTTTGATAAAATCATTTTCAAGGATTTCTTGGTCAAACACTGTGGCTGTTCCTGTCATTGTGTTGGAACTTGTTGTGCCAGTTAATGTACCAGTTAAAGTAATTGTGTCCGGTCTCATTGCACGATAACATTCAATGATAACATATTTACCAACAACACCGTCTTGTACCCAATCAATGTCAAGCATTAATTTATTGTGGTGACGATTGAATCTAAACTGTGGTGTGCCAGAGAATAATAAATTCAATGTGCGAATGTGTTGCATAGTGATTTCATATGACACATACGATACAGATGTGAAGTCATAGAGGTCATGCAAACGTAATTGGTAACGCAAGTCAAACATGTTGACTGAAGAATTCGAATCATCAAACGGTTGAACACCAGTCACAAAAATTACTGGGTCTGGGCAATAAATCCAACGTCTATCAATATCTTCTTGTGTGAATTGATGCTTCATGTAAATCTTTTCACAACCATCAAAGTGGTAGTCTTCAAAGAATTGAAGTGCATCATCAATACGGTCATCTACTTGGTCGTCATCTACGTTAATTTGAATAACAGGATGACCAAGTCTACGAAGGCAGTAGTCTTTAAATTGTTGTCTTGTAGCGGGTTTAGCCATGGTTATTTCCTATATTATCTTGTAACGCCTGGTGAAATTGTGGCTATACCTTCTCTAACCCGTGTCTTTACATTTGTAGGGCTTGTAATCAAAACATCATAGACTACTCTGCCTGGAGTTAAGTTTGTTGTGTTAGCAGAAGTCATAGTTAAGGTTATTTTGCCATTTGCACCATCAGAAACTGTGGCTGTAAAATTATTGGCACCTGTAGAATAATAAGACCTACGAAGCTGAGCCGCAGCAGTGTATGAAGATATATTTTGAGCAACACCAGCGGAATCATTAACAGTAATGACTTTTGAAAAATTTGCACCTTGCTCAATTATGAGTTCTAAAAATTCAGAAATTTTGATTCTCCTTGAGGTATTGTCTATTTAGTCAAACAAGCTTATTGGAAATAAAAAACCCTGCCGAAGCAGGGTCGTTGGAAATATTAAAAAATTACCAACCCGCCATAGTTACATATTTTTGACCATCCGCACCACAATCAACAAGGAATTCATCCTTTTGTTCTGCGCTGTAATTTCGGCATTTTGTACGCTTGAGTTCGGTCTCTGTTTCTTCCAGCCATGTAGCTTCCAAAGTGTTTGATTTGATGTCGTGACAGATTGCGGC